CAATAGCGTAGTAAGTAGTGTCACCATTAGTCATGTAGGACTGGAAAGTGTCAAAGGTAGCAACAGCACCATCAAGGGAGACATTCCCTGTACCTGTAGAGGTTGTACCTTCTTTGACACGATCTTTGATGATAAACGCCATTGTGCAATAACCTTATAGTTAGTTTAGCTGATACGAATTACAGCGTTAGAAGCGTCTGCTGCTGGGAATACAACAGTGAAGTCACCGCTAGTAGAAGTAACAGTAGTACCAAAGTCAAATACTGCAATAGCAGCGTTACCTTGAGATGCGTTATAAATGATTGCACCGTCTGCAGAGATAGTCAAGTTAGCGAACACTTCGTCAGCGAAGTCTACGATAGCTGTACTACCCGATAGAGTAATGGTAGCAGAGTCTAGCTCTTGACCACCAGCAGTGTAGTTAGTACCTACTGCTTCATCTGTATTACCAGTGATGTCAGAATAATTAGTAGTGCCAGAACCATAAGTACCAGCAGGAGAAGCCTTGATAAGAGCCACTTTGAGTGTATCTGTATCCAGATCGTGAACACCCCCAAGAAGCTCTTGCTTGAAGCTGTTGCACATTGCAGTTGTAATAGCCATCTTGAGATGTCCCTTTTATGTGTGAAGAAAGCACAAAGGGGCCAGCATGTAGCCAGCCCCAATGTTAAGCCTATTAGGCAGCGTTGTAGTTAGCAACAATAAGAGCCTCTGGACGCAGGATCTTGCGACCATAGAGGTGCATACCACGAACGATGTCAGCAAAGCTGTCTGGGTCACGGTAGTTCTCTACTTTGTTGATTTGCTCAGCAGAAGCAACAGCCTCGTCCTGACCAGCAACAACTACACCGTAGTTAGTAGCCTGTGCAGTTGTACCGTTAGTACCAGCACCTGTACCCAAGTAAGGCAGGTTGTTGGATACGTAGATACGGAAGCCGTGCAGGTTGTTGAGAACCAAACCGTTCATCAAGCCTGAGCCACCGAAGTCTGCGTTCAGTACACGAGAGTCTTCGTCTTTCAGCATCTCAACAAAGATTGGATCGACAACCATCCAGCGACCACGTGCGTCAACGTTTTGTACGTCAAGCTTACGAGCCATACGTGCAACCACAGTCAAAGGAGAAACAGTTGTCGCAGACAATGCTGTTGCACCTGGGAGGCGTGGAGCGAGTGGGATGGAGTCACCTGCAGTAGCTGTAGCCGAAATGGTCAAGTTACCGAAGTCAGTTGCGTCCAGTTTGTTGTCTGCCAACAGTTCGTCAGTACCAGCACCAGTATTGGCTTTATCGCCAGAAGCTGTTGTGTTGACGGCCCAAGAGCCTGCACCACCAGCGTAACCAGACAAGTAACCCAAGCATTCTTCATCCATGGCGTCTGCCATTTTGTAGGCTGCACGGTTGGCTGCCAATGAGGTGAAGTCTACGTGAGAGAACTGCTCTTCAATGTCATCCATTTTGAAAGCAAAGTAGTTAGCTTTATCAATAGTCAAAGAGAAGTCTGTGTCATCAAGTTTCTCTACTGAGATACCTGTGTGACGCTGCAGAGCGTTGACGGTTACGTCTGGCTCTTTTTGGATGCGAACTGTGTCGCCTTGGTTTGCAATCTCACCAAAGTAAGAGTTGTTGGTGATTGCGTTAGTTACAGCACTTTTACGCAGAGCGATTTGTGCCTGTTTAGAGTAGATAATCGGGGAGAAGTTCCCGTTAAATCCACCACCAGCGGTTCCGATAGCCATAATAATTCTCCTTATAGATATGGCGTGAGAGATATACACTACATATCCACTAAAGAGGCTCGTCTTAGTAGGGTAGTCAGCTATGCTCTAAGGAAGGCCGTCCGTTGAGCGCTGGGCCTATAATCTGAGGTAGTTCTTTGATGTGGCTTTAGTGCTTAGTGAAAAGCATGTACAGGCAGTTTATGCCTGACACTGTACATGCCTATAGTTTTATCTATGATTGAATAAGTGTCAAGTTATTTCTTAGACATATCATAAATAAATTTACCAGAGCGCTGAGCTTCAAAGATCTCATCATTGCGCTTCTCGTATTCTTTAAGGCTCATCTTAGCTACTTGTGATTCACTGAGATACCTTGAGGAGTCATCTGCATCCAATGCAGTACGACCTTTAGCTTTTACTGAAGATGCAGCTGCTTTGTCTGAGCTAGAGCTACTCTTAGTCTTGATACCTTTATCTGACTTATAGAGATCAATAACACGTGCTACAGACTTAGCGTCTTCACTGTTCTCGTATAGTGCATCCTGTACAACTTTAGGCTGCTTTTCTGCCCATGTATGAAACGCATCATCAGCACGAATCTCTTGAAAGTCAGGGTGCATAGAGAGTAACTCAGCTTCAGCCTTATCTCGTTTAGCAGACGCACGTAATGCTTCAATCTCTTTCAAGCGCCCATCAAGATCAGCAGAGCGTTCATTAGCTTTCTTATCAGCAATAGCCTCTACGATACCTGCAACATCTGGGTACTTCTTAGCCCATGCTTCTACTTCGTCTTCTGACTTAGGTAGTACAAGTTCATTCTTTGTAGCTGCATCTAGTTGTGACTTAAGCTTATCAAGCTGTGATTGAAACTCTTTCTCTTTTTCTTGAGTGTGTCTCCGTAGATCACCATAGCGCTTCTTGAAGTTCTTCTCTTCTGCACTTAGATCTTCATCTTGTGCTTCAGCTTGTGGTTCTTCTTCTTGTTCGGTAACACTCTCTGCCTGAACTGTGCGCTCGACAGGCTCTTCGCTACGGGATTCCTCTTCAGCAGTTTCTTCTTCTGTTTCATCTGTCTGAATCCCTGCTTGTTTAAACAGAGCTTTTAGTTCCTCTTCATCACGTTGTACACGAGATATGTTACGATTATGGGACGCTGAGTCCGTCTGGATTGCTTCTGACATTTTCTTTCCTTATGTTGGGGCCAGCACTATTGCTGGGTAGCCTTATAGTTATTTGGTAGTCTTAGTAGTTACTTCTTCTTCATCAAGCCGCCCTTGTTTAAACCGGAACCGTATTGAGATTCTAGTTCTTTTTTAGTGCTTGTTGCAGCTTTATAAGCCGATTCACTTTTTTCTTTAACTTTAGCTAAGTTACCACCTGTTTTGGATGCTTTAGCTTCAGCGGCTACTTTCATCATGGCTTCATGTGCGTTATTACCACTGTCATTATTCCCACCCCCATTATTTTGTGAAGGTTGAGATGTAGGAGTGCTAACAGGGTCATTACTCGTGCTGTTTGCAAAGCCAGGCTCAAGAACTTCGCCTGTTGCATCGTCTACAAGAACACCGTTTCTGTAAGATTTACCATCTCCTTTTGTTAGGATATTGGCAAGGGACTCTGTAATACTATTACCTCTGTATGTCTCACCACTTGTAAGTACGTCAAAACCAGTAGGATCATCAATCTTTTCAGAGCCGTCTGCGTTCTTACCCTGCATAAGGTTGCGAATTTCTTCTAGCTTTTTAACTTGGGAAGTATTGCCAGTATTTGTAAGAGATTCAATCTGACTATCAAGGCCTTTAATCATAGAGTTTTTCTGTAGTTTCATTAGACCTTTTACACCAAGTCCTGCTAACGGACCTAACATAAGACCTGCACCAAAGGATAGGCCTGTACCCATACCCTCAAGGCCTTCGTAAGTTGATAGAAACTTTTCAGGTGTAGCGACAGTAGGGTCAGACCAGTCAATAGCTTCTGCTGGAGGAGGTGGTGGTGTATTATCATTGTCATTAGATGTAGCAGTGCCTGTTGCTGCTGCTGTTTCTACTTGAGTAGATACCTGTTCAGCCGCAGTAGCTTCTTGAGTAGCCCCATCAGGAATAGGTGTTAAAGGTTTACCATTCATAAACTGAATATAATACTTTGTTCCATCTGCTCCAATAAAGGTACGAATCTCAAAGCCGCTGCTATCAGATCCTGTGGCAACGTGGTAAGGTAGAGCGGCTGCACCGCCTTCAGCATAACCAGAGATAAAACCACCTTGGTTCATCATGGGTTGCTCTTCTGGAGAATCTTCAACCATCTGTAACTCAGACACGTCAAAAGGTAATTCATCACCACCCATCTCCATGCCAGTCTCACCGACAGGCTCACCACCGATGCGTCCATTAGCTTCCATATCAGCAAAGCCTCGCTTGGCTTCATTACGGATGTCCTCAAAGAACTTAACGCCAAAGAAGCGTACCACATCAGCAGGTACAACATACTCACCTTCACTCAGTTGAGCAGGGATGTCATCACGTACTTCTTCTGGCATAGAGCCAATAGGTACTTCATTGCCTGACACAGGGTCTACGTCTTCTGCTAGACCACCTATTGCAAAGGCTCTTACTGTTTGATCGTCTTCACCCTGCATCATCTCTGCGTATTGATAATCGTCCATTACAACCCCACCCTTTGAGTAGCCTTTATTAAGTTCATCAAGTGTAGGGAGATCCTTGACACCTGCAGCTTCGTTTATAGCATTAACCTCTTCACGAGATAAAACACGATTTACTTTCATTTCACCGCCAATAAGCCATTCACCCGTCATGTTGGGGTTAGTCTTATAACGGTAATGCCCCATGCTAGGCATCTCATCATTTATGTCTGCTGTACGTACATCTGGTGTACCGTCTTTTTTTATTCTTGCCTTAGAGTTAGCTATTGTTTGCCAATCTACGTCTGCAGGCATTTCTACTTCTGCCCATACCTGATCTTCTCCACGATACTTTACAGACTTACCCTTTATTTTAGTTTCTGGCCCGATATGTGTGGCTATAGGAACATCACCAGCGTGCCATCCTGGCCTAGCAGCAACAGCTTTTACAGACTTAGCTTTTGATCCTTTAGGTAAAAAACCAGCCTCTATAAGTCTCTCACGAGTCTCTTGATCTGGGATCTTTATAGAATCACCCGTGCCCTTTTTACCTGCTGTTCCTCTAGAGGGTACATACTGCTTACCATTTTCTGCAGTAAATCTATAATCGGGAAAAGTAGCATCAAGCCATGTACCTGTAGGTACTTCTGTATCTGCATCAACAAAAAGAGGGTATAGCTTACCGTCTTCCCCTTTAGTAAATAATTTATAAGCTTTAACAGTTTTCTTAGGTTGCTTTGGGGCTAATCTCACATTACCTAAACCAGAACCCATAGCATTAGGATCTACCTCTACACGCTTAGCTACATCAAATACTTCTTTAGCACCCTTCTTAATGGCTTTAGCAGCAGC